ATGCTCGTCTCCAGCGTCCTGAATATCTAGGCGGTGGTAAATCTCAATTACAATTCTCAGAAGTTGTTACTTCTTCTCAGGCCGGTTCTACTGGTGATCCCGTAGGTACTTTAAAAGGTCACGGTATCTCTGCTCTTCGTACTCGTCGTACTCGAAAATATTTTGAGGAACATGGTTATGTAATTACTTTAATGTCTGTCGTTCCAAAATCTCTCTATCAAGATGGTGTCGCTCGTACATGGTTAAAAGAAGATAAAGAAGATTTCTTTCAAAAAGAGTTACAGACTATAGGTCAACAACCTGTACTACAAGGAGAAATTGACTGCTCCGTACCTGAAAATGTAAAGAATACTTTCGGCTTTACTGATCGCTACAATGATTATACATGGTCACCCTCTCAGGTTTCCGGTGACTTCCGAACTACTCTGGACTTTTGGCATATGGGTAGAAAATTCGCTACTCCTCCCGCTCTTAATCAGTCTTTTATTGACTGTGAGCCAACTAAACGTATATTCGCTGAGCAAACTACTAATCCCCTTTGGTGTATGATCAATAACAAAGTAACTGCTCGAAGAATGGTTAAAAAACAAACTATAGGTAGGTTAATGTAATGAATGTAAAAACAACTCAACAAAACTATGATGGTGACTTTAATGTTCTCTTGGATGCTCGAACTCGTATTACTATTCGTACCTCCTCTGTATTCCTCGTGGAGGTCAAAAAATCTAATCATGACAATTATACTATTGTCGCTCCTGACTCTGTTACTTCTCGTTATGCACAGCTTGAACTTTCTGCTGGTGATCAAATAAAAGTTGCTACAGAGGGTAAAACTACTTACTTAACTGCTTTCTTACCAACACGCGATGAACATCCTGATCCTGAGTCACTCTGCGAAGTTGTATCAGATGAAAAACTATCTATGTATGATCGACTAAAAGCTGAAATGTTTCAAAAAATCTCCGCTTATGCGGAAGAGAGAGGGCTCGATACATTCGAGGACGATAATGATCATTCGTTTGAAGAAGATGAAAATCTTATTACTACCCCTTACGAATATCAAGCTATGCAAGAAGAAGCGTTGGAAAATCAACCGCTTCCTGTAGCCGATACTTCACCCGCTCCGATAGGAGAGGAACAACCGCCAACTATAAGTGATCCTCCGACGGATTCAAAACCAGCCTCAGAGTAAATCTGGGTATAACTTAACTTAAGTGCTGGAAATCAATGCGATAGCTAAAAATGACCCCTTTGGGGTCACTGTGGCGGAATAAATCGGCTTAATAACTGTCCCTACCTTGTAAGGGACATAAAATACTGACACCTTTAATAAAAACTATGCTACTATTCTCTTATGAAATGTATTCGCCCCACTCAATTCCCTAATGCTCATGGCTTCTATACCTCTTGTGGTCAATGTATGCCTTGTCGCATAACTCGTCGCTCTGAATGGGCTACTAAATTAATGCTCGAATGGAAAACTTTCAATACTGGCGTCTTCATAACTCTTACATACGCCCCTGAATATCTTCCAGAAAATCAACACTTCTCAGGCGGTAGCCTTGAAAAATCAGACTTACAAAAATTCTTAAAAAGGTTCAGAAAAAACTATCAACATGACTACGGAACTACTAAAATACGTCACTTCGCAGTTGGCGAATATGGTGACAAATCAAAACGTGCTCACTATCATCTTTTACTCTTCAATGTAGATCCTGAATTCGCAGAAAAAATCGTTACAAAATCTTGGAAACTTGGACTTACCCAAACAGATATACTAAATGAAAATCGAATTAAATACACCGTAGGCTATACAATAAAAAAAATGACCGGTCTCGAGGACTTCCCGGACGGTCGTGTTCCTGAATTCTCAATTCAGTCTAAAAATCCAGCTCTTGGCTGGTACTCTATTCCAAAACTTGCAGAACTCTGTAAAAAACATGGACTATACCCAACTCGTGCTGTCTCTACTGAAAATAAATGGATGCTCGAAAATGATGGCTTTGATCTCAAACCTTGGTCAGGTATCTTCTATACTGACAAATCTGGAAATCTTGAATTTCCTCTAACTGAAACTTACAAACCCTCTCCGGGTGCAACTTATAATCGGCTTGATACTGCTATGATGGCTAAACTCTCAAGCTATATGACTCCTTTACTTAATGACTATCTGGATGCACGTGCTGAACTTCTTACTCCTAAACCCTTTAAGTCTCGTCGTGATCGCTTGACTCATCACTCATTTTTCGATAAAATAAAATTTGTAGAAAGTGAGGAATATAATGAGACGGTCAAGAAATCGGAGAAAATCTCCCGCCAACATAACCAAACGCAAAAAATCTAGGGTAATTCGCTACTCAACGAATAAGCGTCCCTATACTATTGCACTTCCTCAACGTATTAGCTTACGGAATAATTCTCTCATATCAAAAATCGTTCTTCGTATCCCCGAACCTTCTACTAAATGGAAAAAACCTCTTGGACTTATAATCCCACAAAAACGTAAAAAAAAACCTTGTATAGAAAAGCAACGTATCGCTGATCAAACTCGTCGTCGTGCTTTCTTCAAATCTCGTTCTCGTGGTTCTTCGGCTCAACGCCCTGACCACAACAGAAAACACAAAAGGTGCTAACATGATGGACGCACTCATAGGTGCAGGTGCTTCTTTACTTGGTGGACTCTTTGACAGTTCCTCCGCTAATAAAGCAAATGCTCAACAAATGGATTTAGCAAAAAATTCAATCTCATATAGAGTAGAGGACGCAAAACGTGCTGGTATTCATCCTCTTTATGCTCTTGGAGCTCCTACTCTCTCTTCTACTACTCATACTAATACTATGGGTCAATCTATTGCAGACGCTGGCTCAAAAATTGCAAAAGGTATATCTAATGGCTATGAAAAGCAGTTACAGGCTAAAAATCTTGAAAGTATTACTGCCGATATTAATCTCAAAAATGCACAAACTAGTGGCTTTATTCAAGAACAAAAAATCGCCTCCGACTTAGCTCGTGTAAATCAAACAGGTCGTACCGCAGGAAATCCAAATCATCTTACAATTGGAGGTGGTAAAGTCCACCCTTCTAAAGATTGGTCAGACACACAAAAAATCGAGGACCGTTATGGTGATCTCGTTTCATGGCTATATGGTTTAGGTGTGGTTGCTGGTGACTCACATTCTAATGTTAAAAGAAAAGTTAATGCACACTTCAAAAATAAAGGTAAAGTCAATCCTCGTTTACATTGGGATAGAAGACTTCAAGAATATGTTCAATATTAAGGATAAATTATGTATAGAAAAAGATACTCTCGCACTCGCTCTCGTTATGGTTCTCGTTATGGTTCTCGTCGTGGTTCTCGCTCTCGCTCTCGTAGAAGAGGTAGAAGTGGCTCACGTAGACGCTCTTACGGCTCACCCAAAATCGGTTACAGAATGTAACACAAAGGTAAATTATGCAAAGACAAAAACACAATCTCTCAAACTATAGGTTAACAACTATAGATATGGGAAAACTCGTACCCGTACAGATGCAAGAAGTTCTTCCCGGAGACTCTATGCAACTGGAAACAAATGCACTCGTAAGATGCTCTCCTATGCTTGCTCCTGTTATGCACCCTACTACAATTCGCTTTCATCATTGGTTTGTACCCGCTCGTATTCTTTGGGAAGAATGGGAAGACTTTATAACTGGCGGTCAAGATAATGACAATGCTGATACAATCCCACAAATCGTACTTACAGAAGAAATGATAGAGTCCGGGCTTCCTGATTATTTCGGAATTCCTCCCGTCGTTGGTCTCTCAATTAATGCTCTTCCTTTCAGGGCTTATAATAAAATCTTTAATGAATTCTATCGCGATCAAGATATCGTCGAAGAAGTTACTGAGGACACTATTGAGGTTCAAAATGTTGCTTGGGGTAAAGACTACTTTACTGCTTCTCGTCCCTGGGCTCAAAAAGGTAATGATCTAAAACTTCCAATCGGGGAACTTGCTCCCGTCGTTGGTCTTGGTGTTGATCCTGCTCTAGTTACGACTTCTGGTCCTCTTTCTGTTGTTGAATCTTCTGGTCAAACTGTTTCTTATGGTAAATACACTCAAACTGCTACTGGTACTGTTGGTGCAAAAACTTATGTTGAAAGATCTGATGCTGGCTTACCTAAAGTTTACGCTGATCTCTCTCATGCTACTGGTGTTACTGCTATAGAATTCCGTGAATTCTTTGCTCTTCAACGATATGCGGAAGCTCGCTCTCGTTATGGTTCTCGTTATTCTGAATACTTACGTTATCTAGGTGTTAATCCCTCAGATGCTCGTCTCCAGCGTCCTGAATATCTAGGCGGTGGTAAATCTCAATTACAATTCTCAGAAGTTGTTACTTCTTCTCAGGCCGGTTCTACTGGTGATCCCGTAGGTACTTTAA